AGCTTCCGGTTCGGCTGCGTGTGCAGCTCGTCGAAGATCACGCCGTGGGTATTGAAGCCGTGCTTGTTTGCCACATCGGCGGAGAGCACCTGGTAGAAGCTGTGCGTCGGCAGGTATTCGAGCCGCTTCTGCGATTCGAGAATCTTCACGCGCTTGCTGAGTGCCGGACAGAACCGCACCATGTCGACTGCGACGTCAAAGACGATCTTGGCCTGATTCCGGTCAGCCGCGCAGCCGTAGACCTCGGCGCGTTCCTCGCCGTCGCCGCAGGTGAGCAGCAGCGCAATGGCCGCTGCGAGTTCCGATTTGCCTTGCTTCTTGGGAATCTCCACATACGCGGTGTTGAACTGTCGGTAGCCGTTCTCCTTGATTACGCCGAACAGGTCACGGACGATCTGCTCCTGCCAGTCGATCAGCTCGAACGGCTTTCCGGCCCACGTGCCTTTGGTATGGCAGAGCTGCTCGATGAACAGGCAGGCATAGTCGGCGAGGTTCTCGTCGTAATGGGAGGTCTTCTCCATGAACCGCGTGACCTTGTATTTCTTCAATTTCCGTACTGCCAATGGAAAATCACTCCCTTCATGGCAAAATAAAAGACCGCCGAAGCGATCTGCGTAATTTCTATCAGTACGAGAGCGAGAGCCGTTCTCAGGCTCTGCTTTCGGAATATTCAAATTCTGGTGTTGCTTAGTTGTACTGCTTCATGAGCACCGCGTAGGCGAGCTGGCTTGCTTCGTCTTCGGGCTCGATGTCCCAGCCGCGGTCGTAGTTCAGTGTGACCTTGCCGCCCACACGCAGCTCCATCTTGGAAATGCGTCCGCCGTCGATTCCGTAATCCTCGGAAGGCTCGTCATAGTGCTTTACCCAGTATTTAACGACTGTGCCGTCAATCAATAAGCTGCCGTTTGTCCACATGGTCAGGCCTCCTCGCTGATGATGAATTCGATGCCGTTCCTGCGTTCCGGCTCCTTGCTGCCGAAGCGGTGGTCGTCGGCTCTGGTGACGGTCTTGAGTCCGTTCATCCGGCAGCCGAGGTTTGTCAGTCCGTAGATTCCGTCCATCAGGCCGGTGCTCTGGTCGGTCACCACAATTGCCTTGATTCCGGCGTTCCGGAGCGTTTCAACGAAGTCGGCCAGCTCGTAGTCCCAAGGCAGGTCGTCGGCCTCGAAGGCATCCGCGCCGTTCCTGAGACTCCGGTCGTAGAGGACCAGCGCCTTGTTCTGACCGGCGGTGAATGGGTACGGGAATTCCTCCTTTTCGCGCCTGTCAAAGGCCTTGACGCCGTCCCAGTTATCAGCGGCGATCATGGCGTCGCGTTCCTTTTCGCGGATGGCCTGCGCCTCGTTGTAGGCGATCGCCGTGTTTCTCATGTGTTCGAAGTAGGTGTTCTTTTCCATCGTGCGTTCCTCCTGATTTTCGCTTGTTTTCTGTGCCTTTCGGCATGTATATACATCACTCTTTCGAGGGTATATAGCAAGTCAATTCGGCCAGATAAATTGATAAATTTCTGTGTCTGAAAATCAGGATTCCTGCGTTTCGCCGGTCATAATGAAATGCACATATTCGCGGCGGTGATCCTCAATGTAGAGGACTAATTCGTAGTATCCGGAATCGAACGCCAGCCGCTGAACCTCGAGAATCGATAGCATATTGACCTTGCCCGTATCTCGGATGGCCATAATCTGTTCGCGTACTTTCTCGTCCATGTCATTCCACCACCTTCCGCACGATGTCCTCGCCGTAGATCACGTTGAGGCCGCTGCCGTTGTCCCAGTGGACCAGCAGGCTGCCAGTGTCGTCGATGCCGTAGACGGTGCCGCGGGTTCCGGCAGGTGGAGCCTGAATGTCATCCATGCGGACGAGCTCCACGCGCGTGCCATCTGGGTAGGTTTTCTTCAGCTGTTCAAGCTGCTCCGGTCTGATCATCCTCATGCCTGCACCTCCTTGTTCGCAGCGGCTTCCTCGGTTGTTTCCTTCTTAGGAACGCCGTTCTTCCAGCTTGAGTTGCCCTCGAGGTTCTGGAGCAGGATTTTCCGTTCCTGCTTGTACTCGCTGCCGATGAATCCGAGCCGGAGCAGGAAGCAACGGAATGCGTACTTCTCGTTTGTGACCGGTGTCTCAGTCGAGCTCGCGCGTTTCAGATTCTTGGAGAGCTTGCAGAGCTGAGCGATAAACATCGTGTAGGCTCTGGTTTCATCCGGCGTGGGCAGTTCCTTGAACCAAGGGAAGGCGATCTTGTCGTCCCGGATCTCGAACCGCAGGTCGTCGATGCCGAGCGCCTTCTTGATGAGCGTTCCCTTGGCCTCGAGGATGTTGGTCAGCGTTCCGACCGCGACCTTGTCGAGCGGAAGTTCGACCGTGAGGCCTGTTTCATCGGTTTCCGGCGCTTCCTCGGCGTCTTCCTCCGGCTCCGGTTCCGCAGGCTCCTGCGGCTCTGGCTCGAATCCTGCGGCGGCGATGGCATCGAGGACCTTCTCGACTTCTTCGGAATCCGCCATGTCGTCGAACTCGAGTGCGCCATCCTTGGTGACGGTGAAGCAGTCGATCTCGTAGTTGCAGGTTGGCATCTTCATGTAGGTGGCCTTGGCTCCGGTGGTGTCGGAGATGACCTTGACCAGTTCTTTTCTCTGTGCTCCTGTTACGTTGTAGTTGATTCGCATTGTGTTTACCTCCTTGGTATGCGTTTGTCCGGAAGGCCCTGTGCCTTTCGGCATGTCTATACATCACTCTGAAGGCCTGTAATAGCAAGCGAATCTGCGATATTTCTCCGGTAGAAAATAAGCCGATTATCAGGGCATGAAACTGTGCTTAGTACACAAAGGAATCAGACTTCGTCGACTCTCCAGAAATCAAAAAATGCGCTACTCTGAGATAACTCCTCAAAGCGCGCACATCTATCTGCAACATTGTTTTTAATCCATTCTGGGGTTCTCCCGACATCGTTATAACGGCCATATTGCCCGAACATACAGAGCATTCCGACATTCCTTGCCATGACGGCATCTTCGAAGGTGTCGTAATAGCCCAGATGAATCTCATGCTGATTGACTTTGATCCTTGCACGGAACTTGTGCCGCGAAGGATAATAGCTGACTCCGCTTACTCCAGATGTGTTGTTTTTCTGGAGCGGTTGATTCATCTGATTCTGTTGGTGGGTGCAATATCGGATGTTGCATCTGCGATTATCGAGCGTATCAAGATTGATGTGATCAATTTCAAATCCATCTCTATGTTCGAACAAGTAATCGTGGAGAGCGCGTCCGTTGCAGTCAATTACGTAGAAACCGGAAGAGTGTGGTCCTTTGCTTCCTATATAGAAATTGATGCCATTGATTGCTGCAAGCATGTCTGCGTCGAGGACAAAGACTTCGCCGCTGGGCAATTCGCCATAAGCTGTAGTTCCATCATCCGAGAAGTTGTATTTCACATTACTCATCAACAGCCTCCATCATTTCAAGCGCCTGTTCGTATGTGTATTCCTTCCCGTCACGGACGAGCTTCACATCGCTTGAATCTTCATTATGTGAATGCAGGTAACGGACGACGGCTACATCTACATATTTGGGTTCAAGCTCCACGCCATAGCATATGCGTCCGATCTGGTCGCAGGCGATGAGCGTTGAGGCGGAGCCGAGGAACCCGTCAAGCACGAGTCCGTTTGTCGCGGTGCTCTGTTCGATGAGGTAGGCGATGAGCGGCACGGGCTTGCTGGAAGGGTGTCCGAAGCCGTCCTCTTTGGAGTTCTTCACGCCGTCGAATTCGAATACGGCTTTCTGCTTCTGGTCGCCGTACCATTTGTGCTTGCCGTCCTTGCGCCAGCCGAAGATGATCGGCTCCATGTTGAACTTCCAGTCGGTGCGCATGAGCGGAGCGCGCGGCTTCTTCCAGATGAGTCCGGCTCCGACCTTGAATCCGGCGTCCTCGAAGGCGTCGTAGAACACGCGCGCCTGCATGGTCGCATAGAACTCGTAAATCGAAGCGTCGTCCGCCATAGCGTTCTTGAAATTAGAGAAACATTTCATCAGGAAGTCATAAGCCTGCGTTCCCTTGAGGTCGTCGTTGGCAATCTTCCCGGACGCATTCTCCAGGTTGACGAAGTACGGCGCGTCGGTGCAGACGAGGTTGACCTTCTTGTCGCCGAGCAGCTTCGCGAATGTTTCCGGGTCGGTGGAGTCTCCGCAGACGACCGTATGCTTCCCGATATGCCAGAGGTCGCCGGGTTTTGAGAAGCACGGCTTTTCCAGTTCCGCATCAACATCGAAATCGTCCTCCTCAGCCTCTGTATCGCTGCCGAGCAGCTTCTCCAGCTCCTTGTCGTCGAAACCGAGCAGGGAGAGGTCGAACGCGTTCTCTTGCAGGTCAGCTAATTCGACGGACAGCATTTCCTCGTCCCATCCGGCGTTCAGCGCGAGCTGGTTGTCGGCGAGTATGTAGGCGCGTTTCTGCGCGTCGGTCAGATCCTCGGCGAATACGCAAGGGACGGTCTTGTACCCTTCCTCTCGTGCAGCAGCAATCCGTCCGTGGCCGACGAGGATGTTGTAATCCTGATCGATGACCGCAGGGCTTACGAATCCGAACTCCCGGAGGGAGGAGCGGAGCTGCGCGATCTGTTCTTTACTATGTGTCCGGGCGTTCCGGGCATATGGCACCAGATTGTCAATCGGTACCTGTTCAAGTCTTTGTGTGTTCATTTACATTCCCTTTCTGGCACGAAGCAGTCTCTCCATCACGTCGTCCTGCGGATTCGCGCCGCCATACTCGGTGGAGCAGTTCTCCTTCACGATCTGGAAGATCTCGTCCCACAGGCGGTTCGCCTGATTCATGTAGTTGATGCCGATATTGATGAACGGCGACGGGATCGGCTTTCCGGTCGTCGGATGCTTGCTCAAATATCCGAGCTTGGTCGTCATTTCCTCGCACTGAATCCAGCGCGCCGAGCACATCGCATAGCGTTCCAGCAGCTGCGGCGATACGGCTTTCGCGACGCCGAGCTTGTCGAGCCATTCCCAGGTCTCTCGGTAGATGTCAGCCGCCTCCAGAGTGGAGCCATCATGCTGACGCGCCGAGAGGAACTCGTGCGGTTCTGGCATGTCCTCGCCCTCGGTGTCCGGGATGTCGAGCACTTCGAGCTTTCTGCCGCCCGGATTCCCGGCCTCGAACTTCTCCTTGACGGCGGTTTTCTTCCGGCCAGCGCCGGGACGTCTGCCGCCGCGACCGCCTGTGTTATTCGATTTTGTTGGCATTTCGTCACCGCCTTTCATGCGCACACGCGCGTAATAGATATAAGGACCGGGTTATTACCCGTTTGATTTCGCTTTTTTCGCACAGAAAGCCCCGCGCCGTTTTCCGGCGGGCCGCCTCGTAGAGATTCCGACCGCCCCTACCGGTCGCCGCGTTCGCGGTGGATCTTCTCGTGGCAGGAGCGGCAGAGGCTCATGAGATTGCTCTCGTCGTTCGTGCCGCCTTCCGACAAGGGAACGATGTGGTGGACTTCCTCGACCGCGACGTATCGTCCCTGCTTCAAACACATCTCGCACAAGGGATGCTTGTGAACGTAGCGGTCGCGGATGCGTTTCCAATGCCTGCCGTATCGTTTGCCGGTCGAGTAGCCGCGCGTGAACGTCTCGTAGTGCTTCTCCATCAGAGCCTTGTGCTCCGGGCAGTACTGTTCGCCGTCCTCGCAGAGGTTCGGGCATCCGGGATAGCGGCAGGGCCGCTTCGGTTTCATTGGCATGGCTTGCCGCCTCCCTTCGGGCATAAGAAAAGCCCTGCGGGCATGGTGCTCGCAAGGCTTCTGGTTCTTCTTATGGTTTTCGCTATTGTAAGGATAACACAGAAGGCGTCTGCCATTCTGTGCCAAAGTGTGCCAAACCGTGCCAACTTTTCTAATCCGGCATTGTGAAGTTCTGAAGTGCCGATCCGTGGATGCGGTGTACGGTGCGGAGGCTGACGTTCAGCATGCTGGCGATCTCCTCCCATGTGCAGTTGTCGATGTACCGGTAGCGGAGAACCAGCTGCTCCTCGGGATCAGCCAGCAGGTCGATACGCGCGTTGATCTCGTCCCGCAGCGTAATGAGCTGCGCCACCTTCTTCTCCACGTCGGCCTGTATCTCGTCGATCTTGTGGAGGCAGGTGACGAAGTGCGCGTCGCTTGGCGTGTTCGGGTTCCTCGGCATGCCGTCGTAGCGCATGCCGCTGACGCTGGTGGACATTTCCCTCCAGTAGTCGATCTCCCGGAGCCGCGAGTGGATCAGCGCATCCAGGTGCTTGGCCTGATTCAGATATTGCTTCGGAGTCATCTCATCACCTCCTCGTTGAGCTTTCTTATCAGCATCTCGCCGTCAACCGTCGTCAGCGCCTGATACCACTGAGAGCGGAAGAACCGTTCGATTGATTCCTTCTCCGTTTGAGCGGCCTTGTTCCGCGGGTTCATGCGCAGGGCCTTCAGTGCTGTCCGGTAGTCGCGGACAGCCTGCAGGATGACGGCGTTGGCGAGATTCTCGTAGGGGTCGTTCATCGCATCACCGCCTTCACCGCAGCGATAAGCGCTGACTGCGTCTTGTCCTTGCGTTTCAAGGCGTTGAGGATCTGCCCGTCAATGGTGCTCGCAGTGACGATGTGCTGGATGACGACGGTCCGGCTTTTCTGGCCTTGCCGCCAGAGCCTTGCGTTCGTCTGCTGGTAGAGCTCCAATGACCACGTGAGGCCGAACCAGACAAGCGTCGATCCGCCGGACTGCAGGTTGAGCCCGTGACCGGCGGAGGCCGGGTGGATGACTGCTACAGGAATATTGCCCGCATTCCAGTCATCGATGTCCTGCGACGACTTGATCTCCCGGACGTCGAACCGTCTGCGGATTCTCTCCAGATCGTGCCGGAACCAGTAGGCGACAAGCAGCGGCTTCCCGTTCGCGGCCTCGATGATGTCCTCCAAGGCGTCGAGCTTCCGGTCATGGAATTCGATGATCTTCCCGTCGTCGGAGTAGATCGCGCCGTTTGCAAGCTGAGAGAGCTTCCCGGTAAGCGTTGCCGCGTTCGCTGCGGTGATCTCGTCGCCGTGAAGTTCCAGCACCAGATCGTTCTTCAGCTCCTCGTACCGTTTGCGCTCCTCGGCGGACAGCTGCACCTCGTACTGCGTGGAGATGAGCTCCGGCATCTTCAGATGATCGGTCGACTTCATGGAAATCGTGATATCCGAGATTTTCCGGTAGATCGCGTCCTCTGCATACGGCAGCGGCTTGTAGGAGTAGATGATCTCGCCGTTGCGCTTGTCGGGCATGAAGTAGGCCGTCCGGTACTGGGTGATGAAGCGTCCGAGGCGCTGTCCCTGATCGAGGGCCTTGAACTCCGCCCACAGATCCATGAGACCGTTGCTCGATGGCGTTCCGGTGAGTCCGATGATCCGCTTCACCTTCGGCCTGACCTTCATCAGGGCGCGGAACCGCTTTGACTTGTGGTTCTTGAAGGAGGAGAGCTCGTCCAATACCACCATGTCGTAGGTGAAGGGAATGCCGGAGTCGTCGATCAGCCATCCGAGGTTCTCCCGGTTGATGATCGTGACATCCGCGCCCTGCAGGAGAGCCGCTTTCCGTTCGCGTGAGTTTCCGACTGCGACGGCGTAGGTGAGGCCGGAAAGGTGCTCCCATTTCCGTATCTCCGCGGGCCATGTGTCACGGGCGACTCTGAGAGGCGCGACCACGAGAATCCGGTGAACCTCGAAGCTGTCGAACAGGAGGTCAACGGCGGCGGTCAGCGTGATGATTGTTTTTCCAAGTCCGCAATCAAGGAAGATGGCGGCTGTTTCGTGCGTCTCGATATACGAGACGCAGTATTGCTGGTAGTAATGAAGGTCACTCAGTTTCGGCATTTTCTTCGGCCTCCATTTCCTTTATCTGCTGGATAAACCACCTCAGCTCGCTGTGATGGTGGGCGTGTGCGCTCTGCGAAGGGAACACGACCAGATTTTCGGGAGAATTGTTGTATCGGTTTCCGTCACGGTGGTGCACGACTTCTCCCGGCATCAAGGGCCTGCCAAGCGTCTGCTCGGCAACGACACGATGTGCGGCAAGTCCGTGGATTTTGGAATAGCCGTCGCATCTGCCTTTTCCGAGACGGGATACTCTGAGCTTTTCCTTCGTTTCAGGAGTCATGCAATCCGGATTCAATTCCTCGTTCAGTTTTGTCATGTGCTGGCTTATGTTTGTGTAATCCTTGAGACTGGCATATCCGTCTGGGTTCTTCGCCTTGCTGCTAAAGCTGGCGAGACACTGCCTGCAGCAGAAGTGATGCTTCTTTCCTTTCAGCTGTGCTGAATCCCTGAAGAACTCGCGCCCGCACCAGTCACAGGTTGTTTTCAATCTCATCTATCACACCTCCGATCTGTTCTGTGCTGTCGATGATGTAAACCCGGAATCCCAGCCGCCGCAGGAGCCGGTGCCGGGCTGTCTGCAGTTTTCTTGGCTTCTTTTCGGGAGCCTTGAGCTCTGCGAATGCCATGCGTCCGCCGGGCAGCAGGATGATCCGGTCCGGCATTCCGGCAAAGCCGGGTGACGTGAATTTCGGCGCGATGCCGCCACACTTTTTGACCTCGCTGGCGAGAGCTGCTTCGATCTGCTTTTCGCTTTTCATGGCGTCACCTCCTCAAATCCTGTGTCGGCACACCCTCGTCCTCAGACAGCATCCTGCCTCGGGCTCGGGCGACCTCCGGAACCGGGTCTACGAGGTTGAATGCGGCGTAGGCTGCGGAGAGGAAGTCGGTGATCGGCTTTCCCTTGTAGGTCCAGACGCACTGGCCGTTGTATTTGACGCCGAGGCGCTCCGGGTTGTGGCGGCTGCGTCCGATGAGGATCTGCTCGCCGTGGTAGGTGAGACTCCAGCCGTTTGCCGTCTGTTTCCATTTGCGTCTGGGGAAGCTGCGTTTCCGCTTGGAG